CCAGGACAAAAGAAGTATATCTCCCCAGGAATACGTAAAATTCTGCACATCTGCTGGAGGAATTATTTTTCCTTGGATAGTAATATCCTCTTGGGGACTCGCAGGAATTATTCTTTCTTCACCGTCGGCACCAACTGCAACAACACAGATAACATAGGTTTGGCCTATTTTAATATTATTGGATATCGTAAACTCTATTCCAGAAGTTTCCCCTGCATAAATCCAGCTTGCACCGTCGTTGTCGGAGTAGTATATTTTTACTTTACTGAATGTATTAACTACGTAGCTTGACATATCAGGCTTGCTGAATGAAACGACTATGGCGTTCTCTATCGTGCCGTCGGCCTTGGTGATCACCGTCTCCGATAATGCCAAATCTGTAACGTTAGGGAAGTCAGCAGACAGCGATGAATACTTCTTTGTCGGCAGGACCACATCACTGTCATCAAATATATCCTCGTTGTACTCCGGAACGGTAAACTCTATTTCTCCGTTGCGATTCCTGGCAATGCGCATAATGCGCCCTGGCTTGACAACCTTGTCGACCTCACCGAATGAATATATGTCATACGGCAGAGGAGTCTTAGAGAACGCCTCGCCCACGTTGACCTCGGTGTAGTTTCCGGCCGGATCCGTAACGTCCCGCTCCTCATATCCGCCTTTGGCGAAGTCGACCCTGATGGCATAGCTCTTGGCCGCCTCTATCGTAACAGTCCTGTCGAGCTTTACTTTCGTCCGTACGACCGGCGACCAGTAGTCTGTGTCGGTCGGGAGATTTCCCAGGCTCTCCGCAATGCACTTGTACTCGCTGCTCTCGTAGGTAACGGCCTCGTTGACCGCATAGGTGGTCTCTGCGTCATAGTCGCCTTTATAGGTAAAGTCCGCCTTAACCGTGCCGCCGAACCCCCATTGAGGCACATCGTGGGCCATATCTATAACCTCGCCGCACTGACGCACTACCGAACCGATGGCTGATTTGAATTTAATAGTATTCGATATATTTTTTAGTGTCTTCAGATAATTCCTGCCGTGCCTTATGGCATAGCTTGCCTTTGTGCCATAATATCGAATGGTTACTGCATTCAGCGGTCTTCCGGCCGCAAGAGCCTCATCATCTACTATTGCCTGTATGGTCTGCGTCTCATAATTGTTTTCTTCATCATCAAACTGAACATTGACAATATTTGGAACCTCGCTTATCGAACCCCATGTCTCGCTGAAACTTCCCTCAACAATATTCCCGGGAGAAAACAGCTGGACAGAATCTTCCGGCTTCTCAATCACTATTTTGACTTGTCCCTTATCTGACTGGAAAGGATAGGCGCGGAATATAGAGCATAGCTGAACTATAAGATCCAAGGCCTTTTGTTGGCTGTCGATTACGATATCCATACGGAAACGCTTCTCATATCCTCCGTCACCATCCGGAACCTTCTCCTCGCAATGCTGCGACATCTCAATCAGTAAGGCAAGGTCATTATCGCCTGCGGTAATATATTCCCCCGCGCCGAATAGGTCGTTGGTCATTAAATCATACAAGCACCATACCGGATTAGCGGAATAGGCTGTAACGAAAGTCTCGCCATCCCAGGAAAGAATGGTATTGTCTTCTAAGAGGCGGTAGGATTCGATATCCGGATCCCAGTAATAATCTTCCCAATCGACATCTGTTTCGCCATTCATTACTTTAGGCGTTGTTATTTTACGCCCTTTAACGAGAAGTTCATATTCCGGAAAGGAACCAGAAAGATTCTCAAGGGCCAAAGTGTCAACCGCGGCAAGGGCAACGTTCGGGAATTCCTGCTCGTCCTCGCAGGATATCTCGTCAACCCTTTCCAGGTACATGTCGCCGTTAGTGATCGGGTAGTCCAGGTCTGACGGGTCATTTGACGTACGAGTGATGCGGATATCGTATTGCCCGGTTTCAAGGCCGTCCTTGCGGAAAATGCGCTTGAAATTGTTCCTTGTCCTTGCGCTTACCGTAGTCGATCCAAGATCAGTATAGCTTCCAGCGGAATGCAGCTTATATTCGACCTTATAGACTACATCCCAGGATGTTATGTTCCCAGAACTATCCTGCTGATACATCCCTGAGGGAAAGCTAAGATGCAATTCAAACGCCTCGATATCGCTATCCTCGGTCGTATAAACGTAGGCATTGTCCTTGGTAAGCTCGACGCCGACCGACTTGAGGTTATGGCTATCGTGGAAATTTGGAATAACCACCTGATCATTGGTCCCCATCCTGGTGGTGAGGGTGTAACCGGAATAGTTAGCCGCGGTATTCCTATTTATCCGGCGCAAGGTTATGCTTTCAAGCTCTCCCCATCCAACGCCGAGTAGGGTATGCAGGTAACTTTTATCTCCGTCGGTTGAGACATATTCATTAAGAACATTTACGGTCGGAGTAATTTCGCCATATATCACCTGTATCGGTGTCCCGACTTGATTGATAGTCCTTGTTCCATCCCAAGAGTATGACGCTCCTTCGTCAAGCCCATCTCCTGATGTCCCGTAGTTCGGAAGGCTGGGAGTCCTCATTGAAATGGCCTGGTAAATAGAATAGGCTGCCGTAGCTGCAACTGCAACATTAAACGCAACGACAGCAATTTGTTGCCAAAGCGCCATGGCCGCGAATTCAGTAGCTCCTGGGATATACAAAACCTTATTAAATATAGTTATCTCGTCTCCAGTTTTTAATCTTTGATTTAGGTTATTGATAGCTTTACCGTTAACAGCAACCTCCATATCCTTATAAGTAAACCTGGACTGTTTGAGATAATCTTTTATTGTTTTATCACGGTTAAAGACGAATGACTTCAGTTCCCTGCCCTCGTCGGCCATGATGTTTGGGATGAAGCGGACAGTGATGTCACGCTTTCTGTATGGCCGCATGGACCTGCGGACCGTATCTTCTACCTTAGCCTTTGTAGTGATAGAACCCATTTAACCGCCTCTTGAATGTTTCGTCGTTGTAGCTGTTTATGCTCATGCCTGATTTAAATAAGTGGATAAACCTGCTGTTGCCAATAACCACCCCGCCGTGATTGGCAATGCCTTTTTTGGTTTGAAACAGAACTATGTCATACAGCTCCGGTTTCTCCACTTTCTGGAAGAGCTTGTAATAATTTTCTATAAAGTGGCTCTTGTCCGCCTTGACCGCCCAGTTAACGTCGTAGTCTATGTTGAAGTCCGGCAGAGTAATCCCAAGAAAGTCACGGTAGAGCAGCATGATGAACCCGCCGCAATCCGCACCGCTATAGTCACGGCCCTTATGCAGGTAAGGTATTGTCATCGCCTTTTTCAGGAAGTCTTTAAACTCTGGACTATACATATCCCCGTCTCCCCGGTATCGCCCGCGCCCCCAGGAACCTCCTTTGATTGGCCAGGGCCTGGCATCTCTGCCAGGTGCGATTGCAGGTAGTTTCTCCCCCCGCATATCCACATTGCGTGCTCTTGAATTTCCACTGGCAGAAATCCCGCATCCACAGCTTAGTAGGAATGGATAAGTTCTGAATATTGAACTTGCTCATTAAATTGAAAACAACATCCTTGACATTAGACGTATAGCTGTCTATGAAGTTAGAAAACTCAATATAGCAGTCCGGATCGTCAAGGGCGTCGGCATAGACCATCTTGATCGATACTTTCTTGCCGCGCAGGTCATAGTTCTGGAGATAGTATTCAATCAGCCGTGAAATGTTGGAAAGCTGGACACTGACAGTGTCTATCTCGCCCTCGGTATTCTCGGTTATCTGGTCATGGGTAATGGGGAACTTGGTATAGGTTACTTCGTCGAATACCACGTCTTGTGAGTAGGCGGCGAAACACTTGTCCGAGCCATCTCCGATATAGTCGTAAATGGTATATAGGAATATCGGCTGCTTGACCCGAGCGCGTGATTTCTCCTTGAATGAGGCGTTAGTATCTAAAGGCATCAGAAAGTCCTCTCCAATTCAAAGTTTACTTGGTATGTTCCACTGACATAAGTCTCCTGCCAGGAACCCTCTACAAAACTAACTGTGTACTCAGTATTGTCAAAAGGGTATAGAATAGTGAATGGCGTCAACGATCCGAACTTTCCCTGCCAGAATGTTATGTATTCCTGCAGCTGCGCATAGGTAAGCTGAGGAGTAGTAATGCGGAAACTTATCAACTCGTCGGGAGTTATTAAACGGACCTCCTCTGACTTGTTTTCGAACTTCGTCTTGTCGACGTTGAAAGCCCTCTTGCCCTCTATCTTTTCCCTCTTCGGTGTCCAATCAATTGGCATATAATCCTCCGATATTCCTTGACATTATCGAAAAATCCGATATAATATTTATATCTAACGGGAAGGCGGTTTTTCTATGTTTAAAATCGGCGGTGAGTAAGGTGGAGATGTTTAACCGCATTTCCGTTAGAGACCTGAAAGCCGCCTTTATTTTTAAGGTGAAAAGATGAAAAAAATTAATTATTGTATAGACTGCAACAAGATATTGACCGGACACGGTAAGCCAAAGCGATGTCCTTCTTGTGCTAAAAAGGGAAAAGTGAGTCCTCTTAAAGGAAGAACATTTGTCGCAGACAGAACAATTTACTGCATAGATTGTGGAAAAAAGCTTGGAAGTAATGCTTATTATCTTAAATCTAAAAGATGCTTTGTTTGTGCTAAGATAGGAGAACTTAATCATTTTTTTGGTAAACATCATTCTAAAAAAACTAAAAATAAACTGAGAATAAAGATTAAAAAACTGAATATGATTGGAGAAAAACATTCTTGTTGGAAAGGCGGAAAAACTATTAATAGAGGATACATATCTATTTTCCAACCTAATCATCCTTTTAATCACAATCATTATGTCAGAAAACATCGCCTTGTGGTGGAGCAACAGATCGGACGTTATTTGCAAAGAGGAGAAGTAGTCCATCACCTTGGAAAGAAAACCGATAATAGACCAAAAATGTTGATAGCATTTATTAATAATTCTGCTCACAAAAGATTTCATAATAATCCTAATAATGTTAAACCTGAAGAAATAATATTTGATGGGAGAATAATTTAACACTATCTCGTCCTCTTTACGGTTTTTCTCGTTTGCCCGCTTCTCAGCAGGTCAGAGTTAATTACATTGATAACGGTATTCGGATCGCTGGCAATAGCGGAATTGACGAAGTCAGTGGTTATCTGATTGACGATAGTGATATTGCCGTTATCATTCTTAGTAGCGTCATATTTCGGAGTAACCTTTTCGCCCTCATGGAGGCGGTAAACCCCGGTATAAGGGACGCTATCCGTGCCTTCGGCAAAACCAAATAAACCTCCCAATCCCATAGCCGTGAGACTTTTGACTACAACGAATCGAGCTAAAATCTGAGCCAGAGTCTGAAGAATAGCATCTCCAAAGCTTGCAAAAAGTTCCTTTGCTGAATCAAGCTGTCCCTTAAAAGCTCCATAAAAGAAATCCCCGAAGGCATCCTGTATATTTTGCGCCGCACGTTTTCCAAATTCAGTCATAGCATCAAAATTTTCTTTCACTGTTGGCATTACATTATCACTTATACTCTCTTTTAAACTATTAAAAGCATCTGCCATTTTACCAGTAACATCATCTACTATTGAATTAGAAGCGGCTTCATCCATTTCCGTAACAGCTTCAGAAACCCTTTGTCCGCAATATTCGGCTGACTGCCTTAATTCGTCAACAGCAACCCTCATTTCATTAACCGTAACTTTAAATTTATTACCTATTATAGGCAATCCGGATATTTTCTCTCCCCAATTAGCTATGGCTTCCGTAAGGTCAGCTAACCCAGAGTTAACGCCCTCGGCGAAAGACCACCAAACCACTTTCAATGAAAGCGTAATTGTTTTCCACTTAGCAATTACTACTATTACGCCTATAATGGCAGCGGTAATTCCCAGAATAATAAGAATTACAGGGCCAAGCGCAAGGTCTAATCCCAAAACCGATATTGTCGCTCCGATGACAGCAGTTTTGAACAAAATCATAGCCGTAACTATCCCAGGCAAAGCTAAGGCAAGAAGCCCTACGGCAGTAAGCA